ATCTCGGTCATTCCGGCGTAGCCTGTTGGCTCAGTCGCGCTGCTTAGATTGCCCGTTGCCTTATCAGCCGTGTAGAACTGCCCGCTGTTTTTTCCAAGGGGGTCATACGCGCCGCCGTAAACATAGGGGTTTCCACTAGGGTCCCGCATGATGCTTGCGTTGTACTTATTCACGCCGCTGTTATAGCTGCCAGCTCTTCGCTGATAGGCAGCCAAAGCACGCTGGTACGCGTCGACGTCTCTTGCAAGTACGGACATAATTTATGTAGCAAACGGGTTTTTAACACCGCTGGGCATAAGGACGTTTGGATTCATATTAAACAACTGGGCGTTTTGATTGGCAATTAAGCCGCCGGGGTTGACGTTGCCAATGGAAGTGTTGTCAGCTGTAGTGGTGCTTCCCGGCGTGTTGCCCGTGCCCATGTTGTCCGCTCCGGTAATCAAAGACGCGGGCTTGCTGCGAGTATAGTTGGTCACGCCAGCAGCAATCGCTGCCGCGGCTGAGCTGTACATCTTGCCATCAGGCCCGTAAACAGGGCCAGTCGTGCCAGTAGCCGTGGTACTTGTGTCAATGTTGGTCCCGCCTGTGTCTACCACTGTGCCGCCCTGAGTGGTGCCGGTGCCCCCCACAATTGCGGCTTTCTTTTTTGCTAATTCATCATAGGCTTTTTGCAAAGTCGCTAACTGGCTATTCAACGACGAATAGTTGGTATTCAACGTAGAGTATTGATTATTCAGTGCGTCAATTTTTCGGTTAAACGGATTGTTTTCGTCGGCAAGCTGGGCTTGCTCGTAGTAGTTGTTTGAAAACTCATCGAGTTTGGCAAGTTTTGGATCAAGGCCGCGGTCGGTCAAATCTTTTTTAATGTCGCTGCCGGGCGCATACGACATGTTGCCGTAGCCTTGAGCCGCAATCGTTGGGCCGTACTTTTGAATGGCCTCATCGCTGGGGCGACCCATGTCGCCACCCGCTGATTTGGCCAAGTTGTACACCTTGTCGTAGCCGCCTGCTGCGTCAAACTCAGAGGTGGGCACGCCGGTCAGCATTGACCGGTAGATCATGTCCTGCGCTTGTTGTGCGGTGAGGTCTGCCATGTCGTGGGCTCCTTAGATTCCGTGGCCTGTCTGCACTGCGAGCTGACGCTCGGCGGCGAACAGCTCTTTCTTGCTGCGTTCCTTGATGGCCACCTCGGCCAGCTTGGCCTTGATGGTCTCGAGGCTGATGTTTTGGTTGTTGGACATCTTGAGCATCTCGATCTCTTTGTTGAGTTGCAGCTCCATGACTCGCAGCTCGGCGTCCTGTTGGGCGATCTGCTGACGCACTTGCAGCTCTTGCAGGTCGCCTTGGTTTTGAGCCTGCATCTTCTGCATCTCAGCCTGTGCACGCAACTGAGCCACGGCCATCGCTGGATCGGGCTCTGGGCCTGCGGCCGCTGCCTTCTTCTGCTGCTCTTTGATCTGCTCGATCTCGTCCTCGGACTTGAACACTTCGGCTGGGTCGATGTGCTGGGCCTGCAAGGCTTTCTCGAACAGCTTCTGCGTGTCGAGGTACATGCCATAGACTGGGTTGGCGCCAGCGGCCAACAGGTTCAAGAACGATTGGTTCTGGATGTCGCGCACGATCAGGGCGCTCGAGCCACGGGCGTCGATGCTGAAGTCGCCCTTGATCTCTTCGTCCTCGTTGTACAACATGTTGTAGTCGTAGTAGCGACGGATGTGTGGCTTGGTGATCATGTCGTCGAACTGCTTGACCAGACGGCGCAGCACAACGTTTGCACTGGTCATCAGCATCTGCATGCCGCCGACCGTGTCAGGTGCGTTGCCCTTCTCGCCCTGCATGATGGTAGGCACGCCGGTCTCAGCGTCGGCCAGCTCGGTGGCCATCTTGATGATGCCTGCCAGCTCGGCTTGGTGGCTGTTGAACTCGAACGTGCTGAAGGCTGTGCGCACATCGGCAACGTCGTCGGTCGCATACCAGATCTTGCGAGAGCTGAGCTCCCAGCGTTTGTCTGCGGGCTGGATGGCGCCGGGCTTGATGACGATCTGCGGACCGCTGGACACGCCAGCGTTGTCCATCATTTGACGCCATGCAGCGTTCAACACGCGTTGCTGGGCGCGCATCAAGTACGGGATGCCGTAGCCCCACACCGAACCAGACAGCTTTTCCCAGACGTAGAAGTCGTAAGGCAAAGCGCCGTCTTCCAAGGGGTTCATGAACGCCTTGACCACGGTGTTGTTGATCATGATGACGCCTGCGCTCAGTGTGCGCAGCTCGTCCTTTTCGCCAGCCTCGACACCTGCGGACTCGAGGTCGTCGTGATCGACTTCACCCCAGTAGGTCCACATCTCATAGGTCAAGCGGGCCATGTCGCGTTGGTCTTCATCGGTCAGCTCTTGCAATGTGACCGACTGCTTAGGACCCTCTTCGAGCACCTTGCGCAGTTGCTCCTTCATGAAGCCGGGTTGCTTGGCAAGGTCACGAACCTGTTTGGCTGTGAGCTGCTCGCGCTCGTAGATGCCTTTGCCGTTGTGGATGTTCTCGCCGCAGCCGGGGTCGGCCCACACGTTGCGTGGGTCAACTCGGAACGAAGCAGGGCTGAGCTCTTGCACGATCTCGATCTGGTGCACAGTCGCGCCAGTCGCATCGGTCATTGGCTGCCAAGCCTTGCGTGTGCGGCTGGTGACCAATGGGCCCTTGATCACGCCAGTGCCAAGCATGGCAGCGTCGTGAATCACTTTGCGCAACTCGGCGTTGTAGTCGCACTCGATGAGCTGATCTTCGATCTCGGTCTGCATGGCCTCGGCCTTCTTGATCGCAACCTCAAGCGCAGCGCGGGCAACGTCACGAATCTTCACAGGCTGGCCGCCCTCATTCAAGATTGGCTCGCCCGTTTGTGGGTGCGTCGCCGGCTTCGTGTTCTTGGTCATGCCCATCAGCTCTGGGTCTGGCGTAGGCTGAATGCCCCAGTTGCGGTCGTCGGTCGGCAGCAAGATGTCTGCGAGACGGGCTTCGGCCGAATTGGTTTTCTGGCGAGTCATGCCAATGAACACCGTCGAGCGATGTGGCTTGGCGTTGTGGGTCGTGACGGGGTAGCCCTGTTCGACCGACTCCATCATCTGGCTCGTAGCCTTGTTGACGTTGTCCTTGTTGTTGTACTGGTCTTCGTCCTGAATCCAGCGCTTGTCCACGCCGTAGGAATTGCGCGCACGAATCCACTCATCGCGCTGTGCAGCAAGGCCAGCACCAAAGGATTGGAGCTTGTCTTCTTGCTGGCGCTTGAGTTCTTCAGGGTCTTGGTACTCGACCTCGACGTCGATCTGTTGTGGTTGCATTTCCATGTGGTTCCTCAATATCCTGCTATTTCGTCAAACATGCCGAAGGGCACTACGGGGGCCATGCGCGAGTTGCGCAACCTGCCTTCGGCTTCTTCCTGTGTCTTGGCAAAGCGCCGGCCCATCATGGCGTAGCGCGTTGCCGACATCAAGTCGTCGTTCACCTTTACGACCATACCGTCCTTGCGGTGGTACAGCCTGAATTCCTCGAACCAGTCTTCCAAGTGCGCGAACACTCGCAGGCGCATGCTTTGCATGCGGGTCAACATCTCGGACAAGCCAGCTTCGACGCCATTGCTGCCGTCTTCAAACGTGACTCGGTCCTTCAACATGTTGAGGCCCTGATCCTTGTACTGCTTGGCCAGCTGTTCGCCGCTGCCACCCTTGTCGCGTTGCAAGCCGTCATGCGGCCATGCGATCGGCACCCACTCGCCTCGTGCCCTGACAGCCATCGCGTGCCCAGCAATGCCGGGTTCACTGCGACGGTAGCAGTCAGTCACATAGAGCGTATCGGTGTCACGGTCCCAAGCCATCCACACCACGGCTGTTGGGTGATCGACACCGAAGTCAATCGCCGATATGCGCGGCCAGTGCGGCGGGATGGGGAAGGCGCGACACTTGATCGCGTCCTCAGCAACGGGGAACACTCGACCAGATCCCAAGATCGGAATGCCCTTGGCGCGAGCTTCACGCTCATGCTCAGGGTAGCTGGCGATGATCGCATCGGCCTGCTCTTTGGTGTAGTGCTCAGCATCGCTGATCGTCATGTTGGTCACGTTCGTGCCCGCTGGCTTCTCCAGCAGGTAACGCTTGACCACTTCGGACATGCCGAGCAGTGGCGTGAACGTCACGAACACTTGACCGCCTGTCGCGTTGGTACGCGTCAAGCCTTCAGAATAAATTGGCAGCGGTGGCTCTTCGTCGAACCACACGATGTCCACAGTGTCGGCCTGCCACTTCGTGCGGCCTTGGTCGTAGCTGTTGAACTGAAGCACGCTGTCCTCGCCACACTCATGACGAACGACAACCGAGCTCACAGCATCGGGCACGCCTTGCTTCATCGACGTATCGCGCAAGCTGGCAAACGGGATCGCTCCAGTGCCCCACTCTTCGCGGATCTCAGGCGGGCCAAGCATCAAGCGCTGGATACCCTTCTTGGTCAATTCGCCCGACTCGGAACCACACATAGCACGAATCGCATAAGGGAACCGCTTGCCGGTCCACCACGATGGGTACTTGCCTGTCAGGTGCATAGCCATCTCGAACGCACCAGCCCAAGTCTTGCCAAGCTGGTTGCCCGCCATGAACAAACGTTCACGGAACGAGGCGCCTGCTTCGTGGAAGTCGCGCTGCTTGGCGTAAGGCGCATACGTGGCCAAGCGATTGCGCTTGGCTCGTATGTCTTTAAGTCTCAGCAGTTCGTAAAGCTCGCGCTTCTCATCGTCGTCTAGCAGCGAGGTGTCAATGCGAGTTAGATCGATCACTTCTTGGTCACCTTGGCAAGCAGCATGTTGAGCCTGTTGTCGAGCTGTTCGCTGGTCAGGTCTAGCGTGCCAGACATCTTGACCTCAACGCTCTTGAGCTTGGGCTGCGTGTATTGCAAGAACTCGTTCAACGTGCGCATGCGCGTGTCGACGTCCAGCAAGGGAACCATCACCTGTTTGCCATCGTCACCGATCACTGCCTCGCCCTTGCGGAACAGCGGGATCTCAGCTTTCAATGCGCGTGCGATCTCGACCGCAGGGTCGAGACCTTCTTCAATGCAAGCCTCCGCCACAGCCTTGAGGTTGATGCCCATCGGCTTCTTGCTCTTGGTCTGGTTGGCGTGCTTGCGTCCTGTCTTCGCAGCTGTTGGCATCTCTAGGTCGTCAGCGGTCGCCAGCTTGGGCGGCGCTCCGGCCAGATCAGCGTTTCGGCTGCTTGCTATTTTCTTTGCCATCTCTCATTGCCTTTCGTAGCAACCCAGTCCCAGTGTCGGCTCTGTTGAACTCTTGTGCAGTGGAAACGGGAACGCCCACCTTCTTGGCGAAGGCGGGATTGTGCGCAGCGGCCGCCATCAAGCGGGCTTGCTTGGGCGACTTACTCGGCATGATTAGATCTTGCCGTTGATGATGCCGTTGTTGAAGCCAACTGGCGTCTTGGCCACACCGCCCTTGTAGGCTGGTTGCGTAGCGTTCGTGCCGGGCATTGGCACAGACACTTTGCCGGGGATCTCGCCACGGCCTTGAGTCTGGTTGCTGCCAACAGGGCCGGCAGTGTTCTTGAGCGTGCCGCCTGCGGCGCGCATAGTGTTACGTGATGCTGGGTTTGAATAGTCTTGCATGTGATTGCTCCGAGGATTAGGCCATCAGGCCGGGTTGGGGTTTGCGGCTGGCCGCCTCTTCATTCCACATGGCACCGTATTCCTCGGTGCCTTCTGTGGCCTGCTCTTTAGGACTCTCGCCGGCCTCTTCGGCCAACATGTTGTCCACGTACTGACGGCACTCGTCAATGCTCTCGCACTGATACGGCTCGCCGCCTTCGCTGCTCATCACCATGATCTGGCCGTCGTCGGCAATCTCGATCGTAATTGTCTTGGCCATACGGGCTCCAGATGTGAAAAGAGCCGCAAGGCGGCTCGGTTTTGTGGGTTTCGTGCAGACGCACGGACGCGGGCAGATATTAACTCAAACGAAATTTAAGGTCAACAGGCAAAAGTCAAGAAAACTTTGTTGTATTTTTACAACACTTTGTTGCTGTCAAACAACACATAAAAAATATTTTTCAAATAATGCTAGACAGTCACTGTCACTGTGCTACATTTGAGTCAAGGGGAAAGCAAAGCCCCCCACCGCCAAGGATTCAGCGGGATACAAAAAGGAAACCAGTCGATTACAAAGTACCTCGCGGGAAATCAAAGACCAGACCGCTAAGACTCAGTCCCCAAGACTGCCGAGTGCGAAGGATGACCAAAGACCAGCGTGCTGTTCTTTGGCGGCGTATTCAGGCGGCCGTGACAGCTTGATATTTTTAATCGGAGATTCATCATGGCTAAAAAGTCCATCGCTTCCATCACCAAAGACGACATCGACAACCTCGGTTGTTTGCTGGCTGACATCAGCCGCCTGACAAAACAAGCTGACGAGATCAAGACTCGCCTCAAGGAAGGCGGCATCAGCAGCTACGACGGCGAGCTGTTCAGCGCGGTTGTGGTCAAACAAGACCGCACCAGCTACGACCCACGCAAGGTCGAGGTCATGCTCGGTGACAAGGTCAGCTTGGTTGAACGCGTGACCAGCGTGACCAGCGTCAAGGTCACTGCTTTGAAATCTGTTTAAGGGGTACATCATGGACTCGTTCACCGCTACCGGCATCGCCGAGGGCTTCATCGAAGCCGAATCCGAAGACCAAGTATTGGAGGCTTGGCAAACCTTGATCGACACCGGCTTGTGCTGGCGCTTGCAAGGTTGGTTTGGGCGGACCGCCGCCCAGTTGATTGAACAGGGTCTCTGCCAAGCAGCGGCCTAACTGGAGAAAATCATGAGAGTTGTTTATCGGGCCCCTGCGGCCACTGTGTTCTACGACTTTGACTACGAAGAGTTCGTCGTCAAGTTCTTCCGGGACGGCGCCTACGTAGAAAACGCCGACTACTTCACCGACGATCGCAACGACGCCTGCGGCACTGCCGATGCGTATGAACTACTGGAGGCTTGACATGGACGGCATCAAATACATCCAAGACCGCATCAACATGTATGCGGGCACACCGTTCCCCAACAACACCAGCCGCGCGCTCAAAGCGTACTGGCTCGAACAGATGGACCTGTACAAGGCTTATCTGCGCGGTGAGGTCAAACGCACCGCACTCGACCTTGACATGCAAGGCGCCATGATGGGTTGGGTAATGCCTGAATGGGGTTACGCAAACAGCTGATCACAGCGTGCAGGGCACCCGGGTGCTCTGTGCAGTGCGATCCGCACTCTGGCCTCGGCCAGCTTCTAAACCAGTCTCAATAGGAATTTTTATCATGGCACACGAACTCACCACCTCTGCTGACGGCCGCGTCGAATTTGCATACCTTGCTTCGGACGGCACACCTTGGCACGGCTTGGGTCAAGCACTCGACGATGGCACTAGCCTCGATGCTTGGCGCGAAGCTGCTGGCATGGACTGGCGCATCAAGCGCGGCATCGTTCGCTACAACACGGACTTCAACGGCTCGCAGCTTGAGTTGCCCGAACAACACGTTCTCTTCCGTTCTGACACCAAGGCGCCTCTCGGCGTTGTGTCCAGCCGCTACCAAGTCGTTCAACCCGGCGAAGTCATCGAGTTCTTCCGTGACATCGCCCGCGCTGGTGGCTTGGAGCTGTCTGCTGCTGGCACCATCTACGGTGGCAAGCGCTTCTGGGCCACGGCCAAGATCGGTGAGGCAGCTCCTGCCTCGGTCGCCGACACCATCGGTGGCTACATCTTGATCAGCACCAGCGCTGACGGCAGCTTGGCCACTGAGGTTCGCCGCACCACGGTTCGCACCGTGTGCAAGAACACTCTGGCTATGGCAATGGCTGACGCCAAGGCTTCGGTCAAGGTGTCGCACCGTTCAGTGTTCGATCCCGCCTCTGTCAAAGAGTTCATGGGCTTGAACACCGCTGCATGGGATGCCTTCCGCCACAACGTGACTCGCTTGGCCAACATCGAGTTGCTCGAAGAAGAGGCAGCGTCCATCGCTGTTGACGTCTTCGGTGGCGGCGAGAAGGCCCGCGAGACTGCTGGCTTCAAGAAGGTCATGTCGTTGTTCAACGGCGCCGGCATGGGCGCTGAGATGGACGGTGTGTTCGGCACTCGTTGGGGCATGCTCAACGCGTTCACTGAGTACGCTGACCACCACGCTCGTGCTCGCACTGACGAGAACCGCTTCGTGTCCTCTCAGTGGGGCACCAACGCTGACCTGAAGCAACGCGCCTTGTCTGCGCTGTTGCCAGCCTGACCGTAGCGTGCAGGGCACCCACCCGGGTGCTCTGTGCAGTGCGGTTGCACTACCGATCTGACCGGATGTCAGAACTTTTTGGAGAACCAACATGTCTGCATTACAAACTTACCTGCGTCGCAAAACCTACGGTGACAAATCTTGGACAGCCAAGACCTACGAAGAGCTCGAGATCGACGGTCGCAAAGCCGAACTGATGGTCAGCACTTACAAAAACGACAGCGGCATTCTGGTGACCCAAGCCAGCGTCAGCTTCATCACCGCCCCCGGCATCCGTACCTTTGCCGTGTTCAGCGACTTCTCTGCCCGCTTGGCTGCGGTCAGGGTTCGTTGCACTGAGAAAGCAGTCAGCGAACAGCAGGCCAAGTTTGTTGCCAACTGGGCCTCGATCAAGCAAAGCGTCATGGCCTTCTACGCTGAAAAGGCTGCGGCATGAGCTACAACAACTTCTACGAAATCTTTACCAACAAGGTAAAGGATTACGACTACTACACCTGCCGTCGGGCCATGATCGACTGCTACGACACGTTGGCCATCCGCAAGGACCTGCCAACCGACGACCCCTACTACATCAAGCTATGGGCTGAGATCGACGCCCTTCGCGACCGCCAAATGAAATTGATCAAGGAGCCATCATGTTTGAACGCTTAATCTTCGCAGCCACCTACATTTCTGCCACCGTCGTGCTCGTGCTCGACATGTTTGTCTGGAGACCCTTCTAATGTCAAACGTTGCTGACTTCGCCCTCGTGCTCGAGGCCCTGCTCAACATGCCCGAATACGACGGCACGGCTGCAACCAGTCGTGAACGTCAGAAGGCCAAGAACGCAGCCAAGCGTTTGCTCAAAGCCTATCGGGATGACAAGGCCCTGCGCAAGGGCGCGCTCACCAAGCCGCTCAAGGTGAAGTGATGGGTGACATGGCCGAAGGCTGGGCCGAGTTCCGGGCCTACAAACAAAAGAAAAAGCGCAGCAACCTTGCGTTCTCAACACGCCAGCTCACCGAAGCTGGCCTGACGTTCACGTCCAACAACTACGGCGTCCACTTGGTGCTCATGAAGGGCAGCCAGCCCATCGACTTCTGGCCAAGCACTGGCCTGTGGTGGATCAGGGGCACGCCCACCAAACGCCGTGGCATCGACAACCTCATCAAATTTATGAAAGCAAAAACATGACCGCTACATGGGCCCTCATCTTCATGATCTGCCATCGCACCTGTGAACCTCAGTATGCGATCAACTACGGCTCGCGCGGTGAATGCGTGCGGGCTATCCCCAAACAAGAAAGCTGGATGTCCAAAGAACGCTACGCCTGCATCCCCATCTCGAAAGACTGACCAATGAAACAACTCAACCTCAATGAATTCTTAGACATACCTTGGTCAACCAACGTGCGCGAGAAGCTGCGATCGTTCGCTGCTCAGGACGACATCAAGTACCTCGTGGCATGGGACAACGCAGGCAAGATGTCGGCCTCGGCCTTCACATCCAAGCCGGACCAGTGGCCAGACACCGCTCTGTCGATCTGGTCCAAGGACAAAGATTTGGGGCATGAATCCCTACCCACCAAATCGCGTACCATGCTGGCCGTCGACTTGGTCGAGTCTGGACTGACTGTCTACGCGGCTGCCAAGCAGGCAGGCGTCAACCAGTCAGCCGTCCACCGCGCTATCAAGCGCCGGGAGGACAAACCGATCTGCCCGTGCTGCGGGCAAGTCGTTAGAAGTCAAGCTGCCTAGCCAGCTTCCTCATGATGGCCGCTGCGATCTCCTGCTCAAGGCGGGCGATTTCAGCGGCCAAACTTTTTTCTGCTTCACCCTCTAGGTCTCGACGCCCAGTGCCACGGCAGTCGACACAGATCTCGTCGCTCAACACGGGCGCCCCCTTCAAAATCCCAAAGCCCCGCCCGTGGCAGGTGGGGCACACGTCCTTGGACAAATGGTGCATCACCTTGTACACCACCGTGACCGGGTGCCCAAGCTCCACAAAAGCCTCAGCAATGCGAAAAACCTCTCGGGTGTCACCTGCATACCTCCAACGCCAAATGGACAGCCCCAGCGCGTTATTTACCCCCGCCATGCCGCACGCTCGCACGAAGTCAACGTCGCCAATCTCGTTGACCGGTACCTCGCCCAAATTCTTGGACACCTGCGCCTTGGTAATTCGTTCTTTAAACATCACTTCCCCTTTGCTTCGTTTACTGCATCCAACAACGCCTGCTGCATGTTGCCCTTGTTGGCCAACACCGCCATGATTCTTTCATCGATTGTGTTGACCGACACAAGGTGGTGCACCACAACCTCATCCGTCTGGCCAGACCTCTCGATCCGTGCGTTGGCCTGCTCGTACAGGTCAAGGCTGAATGGCAGGCCGAACCACACGATCACATGGCCGCCCACCTGCAAGCCGTCCACGCCGTGGCCACCGCTTGCTGGGTGCATCAGCATCAGGTCGATCTTGCCTTGCTGCCACTGGCGCAGTGACGCCTCGCCGTCAAACTTCACAACCTTGCACCGGGTCACGTCCTTGAACCATTCAAAGATCCGGTCCATGTCGTGCACGTAGCTGGTGAAGCACAACACCGGCTCGCCCTGCTCCACGATCTCTTGCAGCGCCTCGAGCTTGGCTTGGTGGATCTCGTGCACCTGCTTGTTGTCGTCGTACACCGCGCCGTTGGCCATCTGGCCCAGCTTGCCGGCCAGCACTGCTGCGTTGACCGCCACCACGTTGCCCGTCACAAGGGTCTGCTCCAGCTCACGGTATCTGGCCATGTCGAATGCCACTGGCACCACGTTGTCGATGCGCCCCGGCAGCGTCACCCCACTGTCCACGCTCACCATCACGTCCTTGACCGCCGTCTGAATCTCGTTGCGTGCACCCGCCTTGAGCTTCCAGCTGTAGATCACCGTGCCGTTGCGCTTGTCTGGCGAATACCACTTGTCGCGATACTTGGTGATGCCCGTGCCCAGCCGGCGCCCGCTGTCCATGATGCTGATCTGTGGCCACAGGTCCAACAGGTCACCGTTCGGATCAGGCGTGCCGCTCAGGATGAACAGCTTCTTGACCTTGGACCTCACCGACTTGAGAGATTTCCACGACTGGCTGCTGCGGTCCTTGAAGCCCCTGTTCTCGTCGATCACCACCATGTCGAATGGCCAAGGCGTCACGGTGTTGACCAGCCAAGAGAAGTTCTCACGGTTGATCACGTACACGTCCGCATCGCTGGCCAGTGCCTCGGCCCTTTGCTTCGGTGTGCCAAGGACCTTGGCCACACGCAACCGCTTCAGGTGGTCCCACTTGCTGGCCTCGGTGTGCCACACCAGCTCGGCCACCCGCTTGGGCGCCACCACCAAAACCTTCTTGATCTCGAACAC